TTCCTTACCTCTGTTGGTAAGTACATTGTTGATATGAAGCCTGATGTTATTGTCTGCATTGGTGACTTCTTCGATATGCCTTCGTTGAGTGTTTATGATATCGGTAAGAAATCCTTTGAAGGTCGTTGTCTTAACGATGACCTTGAAGCAGGGAAGAAGGCAATGGAAACTTTGCTGCAACCCATCAGAAATGAGCAAATGAGACTTATTCGCAATAAGGATAAGCAATGGAAGCCTAGAATGGTATTCACTTTAGGCAACCACGAAGAAAGAATTATGAGGGCTATTGAGTCTGACAGGAAACTAGAAGGATTCTTGTCCTATGATGATCTTGGATTAGAGGAACAAGGATGGGATGTAAAAGACTTCTTAGAGGTTGTTGTAATTGATGGTGTTGCTTATAGTCATTATATGGTTTCTGGTTCTATGGGACGTCCTATAGGGACTGCACAGCAGATGGTAAACAAGACTCACATGAGTTGTGTAGTAGGACATCAGCAGGGCAGACAAGTAGCCTATGGACGCAAAGCAGATGGCTCCAGCATCACCTGTATCATTGCAGGTAGCTGTTACGATCACAACGAGGACTACATGGGCATACAAGGCAACAAGCACTGGAGAGGTGTTGTAGTGCTTAACGAAGTTGATAACGGTAGCTTTGATGAGATGTTCGTTAGTCTAAAATACTTGAAAGGCAAATATGCTTGATGAATTATTCACTATCTTCTTGACATTCATGCCTCTGCTGTGTATACTTTTTTTAATGGTTAAGCACTTCTTCGAGGAATAAAGTATGCGGTACGAAACAGTAAACGGTAAAAAGTACATCTTTATGCAGCACAAGCTTACACGGGAGACAGGCAGTGCTTGTTCTCACTGCATTGCTGATGAGGATGAAGCCTTATGTTCTATATTATCAGGAACAGATTGTGTAGGCGGGTACTTTCAGAAAGAGGAAAACATTATGCAGGTAGGCGGTACACATTATAAAGAAATGGCTATTCAGCCTTTCGATATTATGAAGGCTAACTTTAAGAAAGAAGAATACGAAGGTTATCTCCGTGGTAATGTAATAAAGTATCTTCTTCGTTACCAAACTAAGAACGGTGTAGAAGACCTGAAGAAGGCTTCACATTACCTTGATGAACTTATAACTTTTTTAGAGGTGTAAAATGATTATTACGACCACTGACCTGTGTGAGAGACTTAAACAGGAAGAATATGACACAATTGGTTGTTGATTATAGCAGAGATAATTTGTTTGATGAGTTGGGACTAAAGAGGCTCAAAGAGTCTTATATGCGTCCTGAAGAAAAGAGTCCACAAGATAGGTTTGCTTATGTTGCAGAAGCCTTTGGTAGTTACCAAACCCATGCTCAGAGACTCTATGATTATGCTAGTAAGCATTGGCTTAGTTTCAGCACACCTATTCTAGCCTTTGGAAAAGACCCTAAAGCAATGCCTATTAGTTGCTTCTTGCCTTACATGGATGACAGTGCAGCAGGGCTAGTTAATACCCTGTCAGAGACTAATTGGTTGTCGATGATGGGAGGTGGTGTAGGTATCTCTGTAGGCATACGTGCCAGTGATGGTAAGTCTACAGGTGTTATGCCTCACCTGAAGGTGTACGATAGTGCTTGCTTGGCTTATAAACAAGGGACAACAAGGCGTGGTAGTTATGCTATGTATCTTGATATTAGCCACCCTGACATTGTACAGTTTCTTGAGATGCGTAAGCCTACAGGGGATGTTAATAGTCGCTGTCATAACCTACATCATGGTATCAACATCACTGATAACTTTATGCAGATTATTGAGCGTTGTACTAAAGACCCTAAAGCAGATGACTCATGGGATTTAATCAATCCTAATGATGGTAAAGTCTACGAGACAGTATCTGCTAAAGAATTGTGGATGAAGATTATTGAGTTGCGTATGACAACTGGAGAACCTTATCTGCACTTCATTGATACTACTAACAAGGCTTTGCCAGAGTATCAGAAGGCTATGGGTTTGAAGTGCCACGGTAGTAACCTGTGTAGTGAGATTACACTAGCCCAGAACAAAGATAGAACTGCTGTGTGTTGTCTTAGTAGTGTTAATCTAGAGTACTGGGATGAGTGGAAAGATGATAAGTTTTTTCTCACTGATGTTGCTGCAATGCTTGATAATGTACTAGACTACTTTATCACTAATGCACCAACAGAGATCAACAGAGCAGTCTACAGTGCTATGCGTGAACGTAGTATTGGTATTGGTGCGCTAGGCTTCCATGCCTTGTTACAAAAGAAAATGATTGCCTTTGAATCGCCAATGGCAGTAGGATTAAACAAACGAATCTTCAAACATGTAAGGGAAAAATTAGATGCTGCTAACAGCTTACTTGGTATATTGCGTGGTAGTTGCCCTGACGCTGTTGAGTCAGGGGCTGTACACAGACGCTTCAGCCATCTCATGGCTATTGCCCCCAATGCTAGTAGCTCCATTATTATGGGTAACACTTCCCCATCTGTGGAACCTTTCAGGGCTAACGCCTATCGTCAAGATACCCTTAGTGGGAGTAGTATTAATCGTAACAGGTTTCTCGATAGCATTATTAACAGATACTATAGCGAAAAGAAGATATCACTGACACCTGAGAAGGTTTGGGAAGATATCGTTAGTAATGAAGGTTCTGTTCAGCACTTAGACTTCTTCTCAGAACACGAGAAAGAAGTATTTAAGACAGCAATGGAAATAGATCAACAGTGGATTATTCAACACGCTGCTGATCGTCAGGAATATATTGACCAAGCACAGAGTATTAACTTGTTCTTTAGACCTGATGACTCAATTAAGTACATCCACAATGTACACTTGAGAGCTTGGCAGATGGGACTGAAGACTTTGTACTACTGTCGTTCTGAGAAGATCGGTAAAGCAGACAAAGTGAATAACAAAGTTGTTCGCAGAGTTATTGATGAAGAAACAGCTTGCCTAGCTTGTGAATAAGTATTGACAACATAGCCTACATAGTTTATTCTATGTAGGCTTTTTTATCTCTAAGGAAAATATGACAACCAACTTCGACAAAGTAGCAGAGTTCATGATGACTTTTAAACAAGACGTACATGAGACTCCAACGTTCCCTGACCATGATACTCAGAATCTTCGCTTGAGTCTTATCAAAGAAGAATTTGAAGAACTTATTGAGGCTGTCTACTACAGTGACATGGTAGAGATCGCTGATGCCCTGACAGACCTGTTATATGTCATATATGGAGCTGGTCACGCCTATGGCATAAACCTTGACAAATGCTTCCAAGAAGTGCATGATAGTAACATGAGCAAACTAGAGGATGGTAAAGTTCTCTATAGTGAAACTGGGAAGGTACTTAAAGGTAAGTATTACTTCACACCAAACATTAAAAAGGTACTAGACATTAAATGAAACATAAACTAACTGACAACAGAGCATACTTTAAACCCTTTACACATCCACAGTTCTATGATAGGTGGCTACGACATGAGCAGTCACACTGGCTGCATACTGAGTTGCCCTTCACAGAAGACGTTGCAGACTGGAAGCATAAACTAACCAAAGAAGAGAAAGAGTTTGTTACTCAAATCTTTAGATTCTTTACTCAAGGTGACATTGATGTTGCTGAAGGATACACCAAGGCTTATCTGCCCTACTTCAATCTTCCAGAAGTTAGGATGATGTTGTTAGGCTTTGCAGCCAGAGAAGCTCTGCACGTTGCAGCGTACTCTCATTTGATAGAGACTCTAGGACTGCCTGAAACGACCTACAAGGCTTTCTTGGACTATGAGTGTATGCGAGATAAGCACGAGTACATTGAAGCCCGTATGGACGGTTCTACAGAGCCTAGTAAGATTGCGGAGAACATTGCTGTATTCTCTGCATTTACTGAGGGTATGCAGTTGTTCTCCAGCTTCATTATGTTGTTGAACTTCAGCAGACAAGGTAAGCTTCGTAGTATGGGTCAGATTATTCAGTGGTCTATTGTTGATGAAACACAGCACGCTGAAGGTATGATTGAGTTGTTCAGGACTTACATTAAAGAGAACAAAGGGGTGTGGAACGATGAGCTTAAATCTAAAATCTATACGATTGCAGAGAAGATGGTTTCGTTGGAAGATGCTTTTATTGAATCTGCATTTTCTACTGGTGGCGTTACAGGACTTAGTAAAGAGGAAGTAAAGCAGTATATCAGGTACATCACTGATCGTAGGCTTATTAGTCTTGGCTTGAAAGGTATCTTTAAAGTTAAAGAGAACCCTTTGCCATGGGTAGCGGAAATGATAAACGCTCCTAGTCACACTAACTTCTTTGAGAACAAGAGTAGTGATTATGCTAAAGGGGCTACATCAGGTACTTGGGATGAAGTGTGGGCTTAACGTGTCCTAAATGATACAGACAAAAAAATAGCCCTGCACAGTTTCCTGCGTAGGGCTTAACAGAGGTAATCTTGACGGAAACATTAAACTTAATTGTCTCAATCGCTATTCTAATGGTTGGAATAGCTAACTATAAGGTAAACAAAGATGGAAATACTACTCGAATGGAAAACAGGGTTTGCACTAGGTATTGAATATATGGATGATGAAGACTCATTTCTTATTGTTGTTCACCTTGGGCTTATCAACATTATCTTTGGTATCCTCAACGACCCACCTGACGGAACTGCCAACTAACTCAGCAAGATCATTAACCCTATTCGACCATCCTTTTCTGAAGGTACGTTGAGTAGGGTTTTTTGTTATGATGCTGAAGTACCTTTGCTTCCTTGCTTCCAGTAGTTGATCCACAGTGTTACAAGTTTTAAGTGCTTCTTTAACGAACCCTACACCACAATTAACTGCTGTGTCGAAAGCCACAATAGCTAACTTCTCATCCTTCATCCAAGGACATCCAACTCTAGTCCAATAATGGCACTCATAAATCTCTTTAACTTTCTCAAGTGTCAAGTTCTTTATGTCTAGGTTTGGATAGTGTCTTTGGGAGATACCATAGTTAGTGATACCTCCCATGTCCAGAGGATTATCTACATAACCCCCTTCCCATTTCAATGTAAAGGCAAGAGCCTTATCAATTTTGTTCATCTATTCGTTCCTCTAATTTCAAGTTTTAAAGGGGCCGGCCTAGCGCTCTCCAACATACCTTTTACTTCTGGCGATAAAGGGGCAATTCTACCTTCTCGTTCCCTTAAAGCCTGTTCTTTTTGCCTAGCTCTTTCGTCCTGCTGTATAGTTTCTTTTGTCTGTTCAGGCATTGAACCTGCACCAACAACAGCAGACTTAACAGATTGCTTACCAAGTACCTTAGATTGTTGTCTAAGTATTTTTTGACCTTTTTCGTAATACTGAGGATACTTTTCCTGAAGTATACTAATAGCTTTACTAGCTAAGGTATCAGCGTTCTTCATAGCAGCCTCAGCAGCCTGTGTACCTGCCTCTTTTGTTTTAGCCATGTTGTATGCTAATGCAGCCTTATCCATCATCAAGATAGCCTTAGCAGCTTCAGGATTCAAGAAAACAGAAGCAGCCTCAATATCGTATGCTTTGTCTGAGGCACTCTGGAATATCTTTGATACGATATTTTGAGTAGCTGTAAACAAGTTCTGAATCGGGTTTCTTAACTGAGAAGATACCTGACCAGCACTAATACCGAACTGTCTCTTTATAGGGTCTGCTTCAATGGTAGAAGCACCTAATTGAGCTGAAGAAGGTGTAACACTCTTATTAAGTCTCTCTGTTACTTCAAGCAACATTCCTATTTCCTTTGTTCTTCCTTTAAACAACTTAGAATACAATGGAGCAAGTTCACCAGAGTTTAATTCCTCTAAAGGGTTTGCAGACTTGGTAAGCCTAGAAAGTGCCATAGACCTTGCAGCGTCCATAGCGTCTGGATTGCGTCCGTAACTGAATATAAACTTGTCATACTCTGTAGGATTCTTTAAAGTATTAAAGAACTGTGTAGGGTCACTACCGTACAACTCAAATATCTGCTTGGCTGCACTTTCTTTGTACTGCTTTTCAAGGTTTACTTTAGACTGTTTCAGTTTGGAAACATCATTGACAGTCTGCTGCAACTCATCATACAAGTCAGGATTCACAGCCTTAAAGTATTGATTAGCTTTAAACCAATTAGAAGCCGCCTTAGGGTCTACCACACCGTCTTTGACTGTCTTGTTAAGGAAGTCTGAACGGAAGGCTGTAGAGGCCAATTCAACGCCTTTATCGCCTGCTACATCTAAGAACTGATTCAACGAAGAAGCATTCCTAGTTATCTTAGGTATTACATCTTCAGCAAACTTAGCCCTGTCAATCATCTTAACAGATTCTGTTGTAAAAGGAACACCAACAGTCTTAGCAAAGACATCATCAGCATTCTTATAAGCATCAACAAACTGCTTATCTGAAATACTGTTCAGACCATCGTTAAACAAGTTCTTCAGTTCAGAAAGAACACGATAATCTGAGTCGCTTCTTACAGTGCGAAGTTCTTTAGATACTGCTCGCTTCAGAGAGTCAATTACCTGTGGACTCATTCCTTCAAAGCTTTGAGTAGCAGGTGCTGTAACTATTTCCGTTGCGTCCTGTATTGGGTTTCCATAAATGTCTAATTGATCTGTAGTAGATACAAGTTTCCTTGTGCCTTCAATCTGTTTAGGTGCTAAGTTTCTACTAATCTCGTTAAACAATCTAGGGAATGTTTTAAAGATATCAGCATTAACTGAATCATTAACAAAGTTGTAAATGTTCTGAACACTCTCTTTAGGCATTGTGACGTTGTTCTGTGCAGCATACTTAAGAGCATCATCATACAAAGGAGTTGTTACTTGACGAGCTAGTTTCTCTTGTGTTTCTACAAGATTATCAATAGCTGCACCAAGCTTTGCAGGGTCAGCTGCTGTGCCTAACTTATTAGTTAATTGTGTAGCCCTTGTATCCAAAGCAGCAAGACGCTTATCAACAGACTTTTTAGTAACTTCTGATCTATTCTCTTTAGCAAGATTAGTAAGAGTTTCTACAGCTTCTGATTGAGTACCAAATAAGACTTGTTTACGGTCTTCTAAAGATTTCTTAGCAGACTGGTATTGATCGTTATATTTTGCATAGAAAGCAGGGTCTTTTAACAGCCTACTAATAACAGTATCAATATAGGGATTACTACCAAAAATAGCAGAGGCAGGTAGGTCAGACTTAAGAATCTTTTTAAACTCATCAGCCCTCATTACTTCACCAACCAAGTCAGGATTAGCTTTTAGAGCATCACCAAAGATAGCTTTAATCTTACCTGAAGCGTGTTCTGCAATAGCATCATTAGCTAACTTCTGAGCTTGTTCAGTAGGCAAAGCACCAGTAACGTCAGATACCTGAGCACCTTTAGTCATGTCGTATACTTTACCTGCACCTTTAGACAACATACTAACACCGAACATAGTCCTGTTAGGGATTGTACCTCCTACTATAGCACCACCTATAGCTCCTGTGGTGCTTGTAGCGCCTGTTTCTCCTGCTATTCTTGTACCTACTTCTTCACCAAAAACAGCACCGCTACCTGCTGTCATGCTTTCTACACCTGCTTTGATATAAGGCAGCGCTCTCCCCGCTACTTCAGCTCCAAGACTAGTTCCTAGCTTAACAGGTGCTGACACCCCAAATGCGTAACTCGTAGGGTCTGTAACAGATTCTAACGCACCCCCAGCCATACGCTGACCTAAGGTTGATGGTCGATAGTCTTTTATAC